CCCGCCCCGGTGGCGAACCTTTTCTTTTCTTTACTTTTCCTTTTCTTTTCCTTTTCCGGCAGACGCCCGCTGGAGGGCCGCCTGCTGTTCCCTATCTCTTCGCTCCTCTTCCGCGGTCATTCTGAAAGTCACCTCGAAGTCCATTTTCTGAATTGCATCATGCACCTCTTTCTTGGGGACTCCTGTGTCTTCCGAGAGTTTCTTAACCAAATTTCGCAAGGCTAGGTCAGGCTTTATTTGTGCAGATGGCCTGTCCTTGTAATAAGCCGGGCGATCCATTTGTATTTTGCGGTCGGGGAATTTCTTTAGTAGGAGTGAAAGCCTCATATTCATGGCTTTGAAATCAGCTGGTTTGGATGTTTGTTTTTCTTTCTGGGCCTTTGCTTTGGAGGTCTTTTTAGCTACCTGGCGGAATGGGTCGATAGTTGGTTCCTCTTTCGGAATCTTTTCTTTCTTAGGTGGTTGCGACACCACTGCGGGTATCTTTTCTTCCTCCTTTTCGACCTCGTCTGCCCATGAGCCTAGGAAAATTCCCTTTTTCCCTTCGAGCTCAGGTAACTGAGTAAAGCCCTCATCTATAAGCGTCCCTATTTCGATCTGAGATTCGACCATTCTTAACAGCAGGTCACGGGGGACCTTTGAAAGGGGGTTGTTCATCCCCAACTCGATGGCCATTGCCTCAGGCATAAAATGCCCGATCTGCATTGCAGTCTTCTCGTCCTCGATCATCTTTTCGGCAACCTCTTCGGCTATATCGTTCCCCACGGCCAATCGAATTGCTTCGATGATCGTGGGGACCGCCCTAACCCCTAAGGTCCCCTCAAGCTTAACCCCGGACCCGAAAGCTTCGGCCAACTCATTGAGTTCGTCCTCTTCCAAGCGGGCTAACGCATCGCGTATGCCCGCAATTCCCCGGACCTCCATTGAACCTAAGGTAGACATATAGTCATTACAACTGTCCACCAAAAGGTCGTTTATCCCGGTCTCTGTCCAACCCCCAGCTAGGTACAAAGCCCTGTATTTTACAAGGCGAAGTAAAGCCGAAGTGTACGGGTTTAACTTTGGTAACCCCGCTTTATCATAATGCTTCTTGTTGAAAATCAATGCTTTCACCAAGCGGCTCCGGTCTAATGTGGGAACAGTAATCTTTATACCCATCACCTCAATGGTGGTGGCATCGAACCCCAGTAGATCCAGGCGATAAACACCGGTGTCAGTGATTATCTTAGTTATGTCCTCAGCCCTTTCCAACGTAACCTTTACACCTGCTTGCATAAAGGCTTTTGCGTATTTAGGATTAAGCTGTGATTCCCCTTCCTGTATCCCTATTGGTTCCCTCGCTATGAGCAAAGGCAAGGCTTCATTTATGCCTCGTATCATCTTTGCTGTATTGTACTGTGCCGTGCCCACACTTCCAGACCCCATGCCGTTATTTTGCAACTGTTGGTTGAAAATAACCGTTGGGGAGTCAATAACTAGCCTTGGGTTGATGGTCACGAGATAGTTTATCCATTCTTGGGATAAACTGTCATCACCCCCCCAAAACTCTCCCAGCACTCGAGTATTATAAAAAACGACGTCCTCGTTAGTTATGCATGCTTCCATCTTCTCCCCATCTATGGAGAACCAAACGTACCTATCACCTATCAGTTGTAAAACGTATACATTGTCTGCAAACGCCGCCACCCAAAAGCCATTTTTCGTTGCGGCCTCAAACGCAGCTATCAGCAACTTATACAAGCCGCCATAGAACGGAGACCACCCCAAAAGACTCCAAATCTCGTCGGAGTCTGTGGCATTAAGTATGCCATCGTGGGCGTGTGCCATTAATATATGCGCAGGCATAAATGCAAAGGAATTGGTAACGAATATATTCCGCGTCTTGGTCAAGAACTTCAGACGCTCATAAACCTCGCTTTTTGGCTTCATCTCTGTAAGGCGGACCCAATCGTAAGCCCGGAAGAACTCTTCCGCCGTGCTGATTGTACCCGCTTTGCTGAGTAGCCATTCGGCTAGCGCTATGTCTTGCTCTATGACATCCTCGCGCGTCGTACCCTCCTTCCATATTATGCCTGCCGCCGACCCTGGTTGCACTTTCACGAACCAATCCTTATGTCCTAGAAACAATGCTTCTAATTCAATCAGGTCAGTACCGCGTATTTGCATCCAGGCTGGCCTGGTAGGCAGTGGGAACCTTTTCCCCATTAGACGCCAATATGCATCAAAATCCTTGGGTGCACCACCATTATAGTCGGCCCTATTTAAAGGGACGAAGTCTTCTGGCATGCGATTCTTCCAAGGGTCTTTAACC